TAGGACACATGCCTCTCACGCATGTAATACGAGTTCGATTCTCGTACCCACTACTAACTGATAATCAAGCAGTTACGTTTTATCGTAGCTGCTTTTTTTATGTAGTTTTATATTTTTAACCCCGTTTTGAGGGGTTTACATGGGGTATTGGTTACATTTGCGGTGCAAATTTGGTGCAAATGATTTGCACCGAAAAAGATCGTTCTATAGTATAGAACACACTTTTTAAGCCAGCAAACATTTTATTTGCACCGAAATTTGCACCGCAAATGTAATCAACAAAAATCAACCGCTATGGCAACTGTTAATTTCTTCTTAGACACACGTAGAGCGAAAAGTAACGGCTCCTACCCTATTAAACTACGAATACAGCACAACGGGAAATTCCTAATCGGAACAGAATTCTCTGCTGTACCAGGAAACTGGATCGGGAATGAATACAGTAAGGAAGCAAAAAATTACAAAACAAAAAACGTTGCAATACGTACTCTTATTAATAAGGTAGAAACTTTCCTACTCACTTTAGATGCTTCAGGCAAATTGAAAAAGTTAAGCGATAAAACCCTGAAGGAACAGATTGAACGGTTATTAAAAAATAACTCGGTTACCGAAAAAAGATTCATTGATTATATAGATGAGTTCATTGCGTCTAAGAGCAAAAAGAATACTATTGACTGCTACAACAGCACGAAGAACAAGATACTTATATATGATGAAAATTGTTCTTTTGACACGATGGATAGAAAATGGTTAGAGACATTTGAGAAGTGGTTGGAAAAAAGCGGAATGAAAACCAACTCCCGCTCTATTCACCTGCGTAATATTCGCAGCATCTTTAATTACGCTATAGATAACGAAGAAACAGACTTATACCCATTTCGGAAGTTTACGATAGCTAAGGAAGAAACAAGAAAGCGCTCTTTGAAGGTAGATCAGCTCGCACTATTACGGGATTACCAGGGGGAAGACTATCAGAGAGAGTATCAAGATGTTTTCATGCTCATGTTTTATCTCATCGGAATCAACGGTATAGACTTGTTCTATCTAAAAAAAATACGAGATGAAAGGATTGAATACAAACGAGAGAAGACCGGAAGATTATACTCCATTAAAGTAGAACCGGAGGCCTTAGCGATCATAAACAGATACAGAGGGAAAGAGTATCTATTGAACATCATGGAAAACAATAACGGGAATTATCGTAACTACATGGCCGCAATGGGCAGAGGGCTACAGAAGTTGGGGGACTTTGAAAGAAAAGGTCTTGGGGGAAAGAAAATACGCGAATCACTATTTCCAGGCATCACTACGTACTGGGCCCGACATACATGGGCCACAATCGCCGCATCATTAGACATCCCAAAAGAAACCATATCCGCAGCTCTGGGGCACGAGATAGGTAGTAAGGTTACTTCGATATACATAGACTTCGACCAAAACAAAGTGGATGAAGCTAACCGAAAGGTTATCGATTATATAAATGATCCAGTAGCGTTTATGGAAAAGGTGAAGAAAAAAGAGGCATGAAGAAAAAATCCCCGATCCATTAAGAACCGGGGCATACTTCCTGCCCGCTGACAAGTAAGCTTCTACAGGTGTAAAGGTAGTGATTATTTCTTGGTGGGCAAAAGAAAAGCCCCGAATCAGGGAGACGGGGCAATAATTTGTTTGTGAATAAGTAAACTGCTAAGTTTATTAAAACATAAATAGTTCGTAGGTTTACTCAAGTTCTACTTTATGCGTTTTTCTGATACTGGTTGCGGATTTCTATAAACAACAGTATCAATCTTTGATGTATTCACTGTACTTGATTTTATCGTGGTAAACGTTACTCTATTACCCACCTTCCATGATTTATTTTCTTTATTATACTTCAACTTATCTCTATAAACTTCTAATAAGATAAATGCAGAATCTATTTTGGGGGCATAATAGGGACTAGGAAATACTATACTTTCATTCTCATTTTTCGCATTTAACTGTATTCCATACCATTTTAGAACTTGCTGATATTCACTTATTTGATTTTTTAATTTTATGTTTTCCCTTTCACTTTTATTATATTTCGCTTGACACTCTTCCAATACATTCTTCTTAACAGCATTTGGATCAAGAGAATAATTTCTCCCTCCGCTTGCATTTGAAGTAACAACATACTTATGATTAAAATACCGTTGACTTAAATCATGGTATATCTTGTAATATCTAACAGAATCATTTAGTGAGTTTATTTTTTTGTGCAATTGTAAAATTTCGTCACTTAGACTATTGGCATATTTTACCAATTCACTAATATTAACCTCTGATTTACCACTTCTTATAGTATCCACGACCTTTATTGATTCTTGCAATATTGAATCTTTTTTATTTAAATTCTCAATTAAAGAATCTCTATTTGCAAGCTCAATTTTAAGTGAATCTGAATAATCGAAAAGTACAATCAAGGAGGCAAAAAGGCTGATGATTAAGACAATGGACACTCCTCCAAATATTTTGCTATATTCAATTTTTAACTTCATATTGTTTATTGTATTTATTCATATTACTTTTCAATTCTTCAAACTCTTCTCTTGTCACAGATGTATTACTATTTCGGCATAAATCCAATTCCGATTTTAAATTCTCACGCTCTCTTTGTAAATGTCCAATCTCTTGAATATATTTTTCTGTACACTTTATTTCCATATAAAAACATCCAGCTTTATATCCAATACCAAAAACTGTGACTATAGTACCGATATATATCATTATTTCCTTAACAATATCTACATTGCTTTTGTTATTATTTGCTACATTTTTTTTTGCCATATCCATATAAATATTAGGCAAATATACTACTTTTTTCCTACCTTATATATCTTAAATCCAATAATAATTAGTCCAAATGCAGCTGCATATACATCCAGTTTGTGTAAATTCCACCACGATAGTTCAACTAACTTCTCTTTCTGATCTAGCATAGCATCGACCTTATTACTAATCGTATCAAGTCGGTTAGAAAAAAGCTGCATAGTTAGCAGCATGGTTTCATCTATTTTCATATTCTCCTGTTCTTTCTTTGAAGCCGTAGTCGTACTTTCTCTTATAGGATACTGCTTACCCAACGAATCAGGAGGGGATAAATCTACTGTCTTATTCTCAATTTTCAGATCGCTTAATTTCTTTGATGTAATCTTCGTTTGCTTATTCACATCTAGGCGTAGTGATTCAATAACATTTCGGAGATATTGAAACTCTCTGGAGTAATCAACCTGTTTATGCATCTCAATATTGCGAGAAGTCTTGCATGAAGAAAACCATATTCCCGACATCAGGAACATGGTTATATAAATCAAGGCTTTCATAATCCCAGGTATTTAACGATTCCTTCAATATGTATCTGAGCAACTGCATCTTTACCCTCCCGAGACAAAAGGTACTCTACATCCTCTTTATTATCCTGGAAGAAGTTCTCTGTCAGTACGGCCGGACAATTGGTATCCCGGCACATGGCAAGGTTTTGCTGCCAATACAGTTGTCCGGGCATAGGCTTACGAGTATTAACTCCTTTCTCTCCGGCAGCTTTTGCAAGGCAATCAGCCAGACGTTTGCTATTGACCGATGCATTATTAGAAACAAATACGCTCCATCCACGAGCGTTCATCCACTCAGCGCCTGATCCGGCTGCATTGCAGTGAATCGAAACAAGGATAGCTTTCTTTCCTGTCTCTCGATAGATGGCATTCGCTCGTTTGCACCGTTCAGACAAAGGAACATCCGTGTCTTCCTTGACTATCCGTTCAGCATCAATTCCTAGCTTTCTCAATCCAGATACTACCATATCAGCAATCTCTCTTGTATAAGACCACTCTCTCAATCTTCCATCCGGTGAACGTTTGCCCGGTGTATTCTCACCGTGGCCGTTGTCAATTAGTACTTTCATTTGTTTTCCTCCTCTTTGGTTATTACGTCTTTCAATTCTTCTCTCTCTACACTGAATACCTTCTTTGCAAACACCCCAATAGCAGCAGCCAGATTGAAGTTATACCCTTTAGGCTTAAGGATATTACTTATTATCGAACACCCCTCTATGAAACAGATAAACAGGCAGGCATACGTGTCAATACGGACCGACATACAGGACGCTTTCTGCACCATGACGACCATCACAACAAAAGAGAAGTAAGTCACCATCTTACCCATCGTAGCCCGCCATGCTCGGCTGAATCTTACATGCTCATGTAACAATAAACTCTTTCTAACCCCTGTTACCAGGTCACAAATAATCACACAGAACATTGCTATCAGCCACGGTATCATCATTTGCAAACTATCTATGACGAAGCTTCCAGCTATTGGGGCGAATACACCCGCTGTTGCTTGATGAATTACTTTTTCCTCCATCCTGTTTTTATTAAATTATTAATACTATCTTTGTCGAAGCGATGAGGGTGTCCGAAAATGATTCCCTCGTAATTTTGTTAATGATCCGCCCTGCTTGTGAAAGTAGGGCGGTTTTTCAGCTCTCATAGTTATCTCTACTCATTATTATATGTTTTTTTTAGAGAGCCATTTTTATAAAAACTTATCCCATATGGGTTAATGGAAACCTTCCTTTTTACTGTTCCTGATACTCCATATTCATTATATGTCCCTTCCATTGATATTTCTTCGTCACTGATTACTATGGTGGAATCCCACGGGAGGGATTCTCCCACCTGCATCGCAGTCCTATGAGATTTAATCGTAATATAAGAGCCGAAGGCCGAAGTAGAACCGGATGCCCAAGTAGGGAACTTGATCTCCAAAGCTTTATTACCCAGAGAATCAACCATTAACAGAGACGAGGTATCTGGACTTATGATTACTCGTTTGCCATCCTTAGACGTTTCTACTTTACCGATAAACTCACCGTCAACAGCCTTTATCTTTCCATCCTTATCTACTATAAAATTACCATTGATATTAAGTCCGGTAGCCTCAATGATTTGAGCTAAAAGAGTTCCGGTTATCTCAACCCTATCCCCTTCAATCTTGATACCTTCTTTACTGGCGTTTATAGCGGCTAAAATCTTATTCGGATTACCTTCCGCATCAGCTCCCATTATCTCCACTTTCCACTCACGGGCTGACTGTGTGACCTGCGTACTTACCTTTTCTTCAATCGCTGCATCCGCACCGGCTACAGCGTCATCAACAGCCTTCTTGGTTGTCTCTGAAACTGTACTCTGAAAACCTTCTGCTGTTTGATTGATTGAAGTCTCCTTTTCTGAGATATTCTGTAAGATACCGGTAGCCGCATCAACCTGTGTTTCGATCTCTCCAACCTTGCTTTCAATTCCCTGTGCCGTTATATTGATAGAGGCTTCTCTTTCTTTTACGGTATTCAATATTCCCGTTGCTGCATTTGCCGCTTCGTCTGCAAAGCTGGCATTATCAGAAGCAGATGTAGCATATTTCTCAGCCTGCTTCACAGATGCAGCGATCTGCCCTTCTTTGACCTCGAATCTTGTTTCTATATCAGTTATGGTAGTATTAACTCCTTCTAACTCTGTTTCCACTGTCTTATTACTTGATTGCAGAACAAATGTGCCACGAAGTATTACACCGTCGGCTATAAGTCCGAACCAACGTTTTACTGAGCCTATAACAGAAGAAGCCCAAGCCGGAATCAATCCGATATCAGCCTTTCCGAGTACACATTTCACACATTTCGGATCGTCATAAGCTTCCCAACTATTGATACCGTCATAAAAGTACTGGCAATTGGTACGTGAAGAGATTCGGATAAATGATTGTCTGTCCGTATCATGTACGTTACCCACCCTCACAATAATCATATGCTGATAAGGAAGAGAATCCCCAACCGGTTCAAGAATTATCGATTGGTTTTCGCTATTCGGATCGTCAAGGGCTAAAAACTTCTGAATCGCATAGATAACTCCGCTATTGACAGGGTTATGATAGTAACCAACCAGTAAATCATCATTAGCCAAAGGATTTATATCTCCTTCGCGCAAATCCGGATAAATACTATAAGTACCATTCCCATTATCAATGAATGAGGCTATCTTGATACTGCTGCTGAGAATTTCTTCATCTTCTGTCACCTTGATACGGTTATAAACAAACTCATTCGTGATAAACTTATCACGGGCGTACACAGACTTAAATTCCGCCTCGCCGTTGTTCCTGATAATCCACCCGGATATCCCAGAGACGAAATCACCCACATATTCCGGGATCAGCTTTCCCGCATTATTCAATACCTGTTTTCCGGTGGCCTTTACAGAAGAGAGGAAACCGGCTATGCCTGTTGATGATAATATTGCCATCTACTTGCCCATTAAAGTTACTACCGTTGTTACTTCTTCATCGCTCAATGCCCTGTCATAAACAAGTACTTCTTTAATCGCACCATTGACCCTCTCAGAAGCTGTCCCCCACTTATTTAAATTATGTCCCAAAGCGGTTTTCTGTAACTGATTATAGCGGGTTACGGCAACCTCATCTACTACATCAAAAGTAGTATCGTTCATGTAAATTCTTAGTCGCGTACCGGACAATCTTAATCCGGCAACAAAGTAAGAACCAACAGGCATAGTTGCTGACAGTTTATAATTCTTACCGCCAGCGATACCAACTATTCCGTCAGCAGTAGTACCAAGGGCATAATTATAATTAACTCCTGAATCAACGCATGGGAAAAACAACTTTTTAATTCCTAAAATATCATACAATTTCACCTTAACGAAGACTGTTACTTCATCTTCAGTACCTCCTCCAAGGCCGCCATCAAGTAACGTATTGTTGATAACCTTTCCCGCACTATCTGATTTAAATGCAAGTGCCCCATTATCCCAACCGTCATCTATGGTACCATCAAAACCCGATATAGTAAAATTATGACCATTACCTGAAAGATCATTCCAAATTGTATCAGAATGGCTACTTCCCAAATGGACCAGTAACCCGTTTGTTGGATATTGAGTGGGATCAACTATGCTTGCTTCCGACACGGTAATGTCATGTCTGCCAACAATACTCGTCTCACTGACCGACGTAGCCGTAATAGTTACATCTCCGGCCGATAGCAAGTTGACTATACCGCTACTATTGACAGTGGCAATATTTTCATTCAGACTTCGCCATGTTACCCCTTTATTGGTTGAATTTGCAGGAGATATAATGACAGACAAAGCAATAGTTTCACCAACTTTTCCTGTTGCAGCCCCCGTGGGAGAAATAGAGGTTACAGGTACATAAGTAGATGTTACTGAACAAGTAGCAGTAAAACTATCTTTAATGGAATTATCATAAGTGGATGTTGCCGTAATGGTAATACTGCCTATTTTCTTTACTGTAACATAACCAGAAGATGATACAGTAGCGATTGTTTCGTCACTACTCTTCCAAGAAACGCCCTTCTGAGTTGTATCTGTAGGCATGTATGTAACAGATAATTGCACTCCGGCTTGAATGCTTGAAGGTTTATTTGCAATATTGATTCCTGTTACCGGAATACTGACAGGGGGTGTTTCTCCACCTATCGTTACCGTACCCAAATTGAGACCGAATGATAAATCAGTGATTATAATTGCTTTTCCCATAACTCATTACTTTAATGATGAATAATAACTCCATGCGTATATCTGATAACCTATGTCCCGATAACCGGCTATCCCTAAGTGAAGCGGGTCTTTCTTTAAAATAGACATTCTTTGCCCGGTAGCCGGTGACAATCCCCAAACACTGTTAGGAGACGTGGTGTAAGTATCAGTGCAGATAAAGGTATTCAGAAAGTATATTCTGCTCTTATTAATACTCGTATCGTCAGAGAACGCCTTTTGTAAAGCCTTGAAATGTGCCCACTTATATTGTGTATGAGGTTCCCAGATTGGTTCATTCGTCACAGCCTGATGCCTTTCTGGATACAGCGTACCCGGAGATGGTGGAAATATCATAGCCACTTTGACAGTAGGAACAGCAGAAACACAAGCTTCCGCGATTGCTTTCAAGTCCGCATATAATTTTACCGGATCATTAAAAGCAGAAACATCATTCGTACCCAGCAATAATACAATATGAGTAGGTGTACACACCTTCATATATTGCGTGATCTCAGTGACAGAACTTCCGGCCGTACTACCTATTATCAGTTGCGTTACTCCGTCATCGGCATGTGTCTTATAATTATCGAGATAGAATTGCAGGTCGAACTTTATATCACCTGCCTTGTTGATATTGAAGAAAGGATTACGCCCGGCAGTGATGGTATTATTCACCAATCCATTGTAATAGTCTACCGCAGCCTGTTTAGCAGCAGTACTACCCCCATTCCAAGATACCGAAGGAGTTGTACCATTCCAAGCTACCTTGAAGGCGTCCTCATTCTTTATATAGCTCGTGTCAATTACTTTAGATGGGACGGAGTGTACCAGCTTAGTACGGTCAACGCTACCGGAATAACTGTCATATTCCCCATAGGTCGCATCGAGACCTAACAGATACCACATTCCTTTATAGTTCGTCGTATTGATCACGTGACGTGCATATACGCTTGCTGTCCAACCTCCACGCCCCTCCGAATGAGAAACAAGAGTCATCTCCTTGTTATTCACAGTCCACTTTCCCCAACCATTATACCGATAACCGGTTGTCCCCAATGTCATATACATGTTATTTTTCCCTCTCAATGCTTCATCATTCATGCCTAATTTTTGAGCGAATGAAAAGAATGAGTATTCCGGATATTCGCTGTTCCCTCCTGAATTTGCAGCAAAACTGTCACCGATCGTTAATAATCTAATTTGCTTTGATACAGCATCAGAATACACCTTTTTTAGAGTGTACGGAACTTGATAAGTTTGAAGGTTATTTTCGCACCCAACCACCACATTCATATCTACATCTTTAGTAGTACCGTTCGACATCATAGCATCCGTAGAAGAAAGCTGTCCGATAGCCGGCAAAGCAACATGCCCACCGTCTAACAGTGGATAATACTTCTTTGCATTAGAATCGTTCGTAAATCGTTCAGATTGCAATACAGGAATAAATTGATTCTCCTGATACTTGTTATCAACCATGTAGAGATCACTGAATGTTAGATAGTCGAATGCCTCAGTAACGCTCCCACCGCCAGATTCAGATTTTGGGAGCAATGATTTGAAGTGATCGGACAACTTAGCTACATCTAATCCATTCGTATCGTATTTCATCCCTATTTTTTTTTCCTTATCAACAATAAAAAATCCTTGATCCTCTGTCGTAGGAATATCAGTTGTAGGAATATCACCAGCCCCACCAGAATTTTCTTCTAATGTTTTGACTGCATTAACCAAGCTATTAAATTCATTGGCGGTTAGCTTGTCACCGTCTTTTTTAGAAGGTATATTAATAGGCATATATTGTAATTTAGAATGTTAATGGTAATACATAAGGGAATCCGGAACTAACAGGAGGGACAACTTCACCGAAACGATCAGCAGGAATAAAAATCCATTGCTGACGGATTGTATGGAAGACAGGGATAAGCATATGCTCATAGTCCGTTAAACCGGATTGCACTGGAGCTATGGGAGCCCAACTTTCAGAACCTTTCGCCAATAAGGAACCGATTAAGGCTGTATCGGCTTGCGGATCAACGTTATCCAGACTACCTATAGTTCCACTTGGCGCAGTAACTTCGAGCAACGAAGTAGATAAATTTTCTGTGTTTTCTTCCTCTTCGATCAAATCATGAGATATTGAATCTTTGTTGCTGTATTCGATTAATGCATTAGAAAGTGAGGTTGTTTTCTTTGAGGAACGAACAATCAGCCCGGAGTTTGCTTCAACAAAACCGTCAGAGGTAAGACCTTCTAAAAAGGTTATTACTTTTTGGGCGGTGTCTGGCTTAGTTTTATTGAGATACGTTTTATCGACAGTTTGTAATACGCTCTTTATTGACTTATCTATTTCTTCCAAGGCACGAAGAGAGGATAATGTATTTTCCTCGGAAAGCTCTGTTTCAGTATTATCCGTTGCGATAATACGGGAACGGATTTCAAGTAAGGTACGAAGGGAGGATAAGACATTTTTATCTGTTAATGATTTTATATCTATCTCTTTAACTATATCTACAGAGTCTCCACTACTACCTGGAATAATAGTGGTATTTCCACTTGAAGAGCGTACAACTGAGGCGCCAGTTGGATAATTCTTTGACCGGGGTTGTGCCGGTATAGATTTTGTTTTTATAATTACATCTTTCATACTTCTATCATTATGCACCGAAACTTTCCTTGTTTATAATCAATGGTACCCCCGGTATTGATGAATACCTTACCAACCATAAAATCGTCCGACAACCGGGTAATTGGTGTCAATTCCGGTACCTCTTGTATTTCTTGTGTAAGTTTGATGTGGGTGTCACTATAGCGATTGATTATCCGTCGAATGAGTTGTTCTTCCGGACGGATCAGTTTTTCTTCTATTGCTGAATAAAGATTATCTTCTAAGTATTTATCACCAAGCATCACCTTGCTGTAGCATGCGCCATCGTTGTTATATGAAGATATTTTAAGCTCTATTTCGTCAAGTTCGTTGATATAGTCTTCGTTGAGTACGTTTTCATAATAACGATCTGAATTGTCATCCTCTGAAGAGTCATCTGCTTTTACATATACAAACTTGAAATCCTTTAAATAAACCGCTGTAACATCATCCGCATATTGCGGGGTGTACATTGTAAATTCTACAGGCCCTATGATAGGTAATTCCGGAAGTTCTATAATATATCCATTCACTCCATCATAAGGCATTCCAAGAACTTTTGTATTTTCAATTGCAGTGTACCCCGTATTCTTCGGGTTAACAGACAAAGTAAATGTTGTGTCAGTTTTAATCCATTTTGACCCATTCCAGAAATTACCGGAAATTTCTAATTTACACACTAATTTAAGAGCGCTCTTTGAACCAACACTACTACTATATGCATGATTGTCTATCCTATTACTTTGTGCCACTTGTCCGGAAATACAGAATGCCCCTTCTGAATAAGACGCATATGGCAACTGATCTGCAAAAGTAAGCATCTCCTTTCCCTGTTCCAACCTCACTTCCTGCCAGTGTGTACGATCGGTCGGATATCTATTTTTTGTTCTAATACAAACACAGTCATCATAAGAAAATTCGGTTATATTAGGTAAATAACTTCCTGATTCCTGGCTTACCAATGAATATATACATACCCTGCATAGACTAGATCCTAACAAATAGACCTGTTCATATTCGTAATAATTAAATAAAGAATATACAGTTTCTTTTTGTCCGACCCTGATCATTTCCTCGCTTCTAACCCCTGGTATCACAGGAAAAGGGGAAGGAGTAAATCTTCCTGATGAATTTCTCTTTACTATAGCATCGAATTTTTCTTCCGGAATTACATTACCTACATTATAATTACTTGTTTTTACAGTCACTTTATTGTATCCGGGCACGAAATCCAGAGAATGATCCGATCCGAAGAAACCCGTTTTTTGCACATTTAATAAATTAGGTAGTTTCCCTGGCTCCCATGATTTCATATCTAACGAATATTGCCAATAATCCCCCCGGTGGTCTACATCAACAAAATACAGATCTCCTCTCCAGTCTACACATGTCCAATTAAGAAACTTACATATTTCCTCTAATACCTCCTTGTACGTCATTGCCTTGTCATCTTCATCAAAAAAATTCTGTTCACTGAGGTTCATCTTTTTTAATACGTTGTCGATATCCGATGGATAGTCTGCCTCTGTTTCTGAATAGACATGTGGAAAGATGACAGAATTATACTTTGCATTCGATAAGGTTATAGCATTTTTCAGCAAGGTCCAGAGCGAAACAAACACCTTGCCATCCTCCCCTATTTGTTTATAAGGAATAAATTCAAGCGTTGACATAGCAGACTGACATTCTAACTCCAGCTCAAACAGCTTGGAACTGTAATCCTGTGTGTATAGTTCCGGTTTAATAAAACCACACCAAGTGATAATATTATTTCTTTTAAAAGTAACCCGATATTGCTGATAGGCAGTAGAATACAGACTTTGAAGATAATCACTACCAACTATACATATATTTGCTGTGCTGAATCTTGTAGGAATATATATAAAATCATCGTCTACTATTTCTACAGAAAAAGGATTCTCTGCTGGCGTCAATTCTGTCACTGATCCGATGTAACCTTCTTTCTCTATCTCAATTATGCAAGTCTCATTTTTAAGGCTCGCAAACGGTATGGTATAAATTAGTCCGTAGCTCATAATGTTTTTTTCCCTTGCGATTTAAGTTCATTGTTTATCGTCAGAAGCAAATCTTTACCTCTCACTTTAGTTGTCATAGACTGTGGACTTACAGATGCACCAGCCAACAGCCTTCCCGATTGAATAGCTTGCCATAATCTGGACTGTTGACCTTGATTAAGTATCATTTCACCAGCGTTAACACGAGCCAGCATCTTGTCTCCAGAAGAAGGACCGCCAGTTATAATACCGCCATTAGCGAATTTAGGGATGGATGCAAAAAGAGCAACTGCAGCAGCGATCGCCGCACCCATAGCTATAAGATTAGCAGGAAATGGTAAGCTCGCTGCACTTGAACCTGCAGCACTTACACCCTTAGCCGTATTGGCGGCAACCTCTGTCGTTGCAGTGGTTACAGCTGTTGATGCCTCAGATATATCAGCCCCCTTCTTTATTCCAGAGTTTGCTACTTTTACTCCGGTAACTGTAGTGTCTATAGTGGCCTCTTCGATCTTTTTAGTGTTTGATTGTTGTGTCATCGCTATTTCAGCTTCCTTCGCCTTTGTTAGCTTATCGGTAATCTCTGTAAGGTTTTCAATCATTTTAATAATGGAAAGAAAAGAGTCAACTACATTTGTCATCGCATTCCATACTGCCATAAGCCGCTCCCAACCATCTGCTTCAGATTCAGGATCGAACACCTCATCGAGGTTTTTAAAGGATGATACCAGACGATCTGCAGAAGAGGCAATATCTTTTATACCGGAATAGACTCCTTCACCGAGTTCTTTTTTTAAATTCTTCACGTCCTCAATAACTTGAGCTATTTTCAATGCATCCTCCAATGAATCTACATTCTGCAGTGCCTGGTTTAATTCATCGGTCATTGCCACTCCGGCTTCATTGGCAGCGTCTTTTAAATCATCACGTAGTTTTTTAGCGATGTCTAATTCCTCACCCAAGATATCTACCTCTGACTTCTTATAGTCAAAAGTAGTATCACGTTGATACTTTTTAGGATCTTTGGTTTTCGTCGCTTCTTTCAACATCTTGGAGCTAAAAGACAGAGCAGCCACAAAGGCCTGTCCTTCAATAGATAAATTCTTTATTGATGATGCACCTTTAGCTGTGTTTTCCTGTAGCTTTAAAAGTTCTTCCAAATATGCTTTTTCTCCTAATGTACCGTTTTTCCTTTGAGCATTTAATTTATCAAGTTCTTCTTGATACGACTTCTGAGATTTCTCTAATTGAAGGGCAGATTTAACAATATCCTGATTCTGTACTGCTTTCTCAGCAGCTATTTTCAGGTTTTTATAATACTCACTTTCGAGAACATCTTTATCACCAGTACCTTTAGCCTGGGCGAACATTTTTATGTTGAGCTCTCCTAAAGAGTTATTATACTCAGCTTGAGTGATCTTGCCGATCTCTAATTCTGCGCCTAATTCCTCTAATTGTTTGTTGTATGATTCTTGTTGTTTTTGAAGATGGGTTTTCTTTTTATCATCATCGGTATCAATAGGATTATTGTGATTATCAACTTTGGTTTTCTCTGAATCGAGCCTCCCCCTGGCATCTTTTAATATTTTAGCATATCCAATAAAAGAGTCAAGATCATTACGTAATCCATTTTCCCAACCAACGGCATCAACCATTGAAACTTTGTATTTCGCTTTAAACTTTTCCTCTTTAACCATATCTCCACGGGCCATAGCCCAATCAGGAGCCATATCTTTAATATACTTTCCATTATAGGATTTCTTTTCTATTTTTCTTAATTCGTTTTCACTACTTGCCACCTCTTGTGCTGCCAATTCCGCACGCGCTACCCCTTCCAGTATTGCAATTCGATCAGCTATCACTTTATTTACATCTTGATTTACAGTAAGCTGTGTGCCAAGTATGCTATTGATCTGACTGAGTATGCTTTTTTTCTCCGATAAAGTAACGTTAGCTGCATTGTATGCAGATTGTAGAGATTTTATTTTAGTAATTTCTGAATTAGATCCAGAAACACCTTCCATCCTATCCTTATAAGCGTCAAACATGCCCTTGATACGTTTGGACTCTTGATAAGCATTATATAGCTTAGATATAACAGCGCCAATAACTGTCAGTATAGCTGTAGGAGCCAATGAAATTAAAGTTGCTTTTATAGAAGATATAGCTCTTTTAAACGCCATCTTTACAGATGCGCTCGTTTTATTAGCCGCCCATGCTACTTCATCAAATTTTTGTCCTGCATCTTTGGCTGCACGACGTGCAGCAGATTTGGCAGCAAGTTCTGCCTGAGCAATAGAAACAATGATCTTGTTCACTAACCGACTCGTTACCATTACTAATATGGCCGCAACCAGATAAGTAATGATATTCTTGATGTTATCAGAAGCGTACTTTACATATCCAGTTAACCAATCTATCAGAGCTTTATACTTACTTTGTGCATCTGTTCCATTGACGAACTCTGTGAATACGTTCTTTAAGCGATTTACTGACGTCTCTAAGTTGTCAGCATCTACATTTGGAATCATCTCGTTCAAAGCCTCAGCGAACTTAGGAAGCACATCTGCACTCATCAGCTTGCCTTGTTTCATCAGCTTATCAAGTCCGGCAACAGAAACACCGGCAGCCTTAGCCATTGCCTGTAATGCAATAGGTAGTCGTTCCCCCATCTGTAAACGTAACTCTTCAGAACTGATCTTTCCTTTACTCATCATCTGAGAAAGAGCAAGGAAAACACCATTACTATCATCAGCACTCATACCGAAAGCTGTAACAGCCCGGGAAACAGATTCAAAGATTTTACGCTGGTCCATCATGGACATACCGGAGATAGATGCAGCAGCCGTAAATTTGGCAAAATTCCCGGTCAAGGCGTTAATCTCTAATCCGTACTTCTTTGCCATATCGATCAGGAGTCTTTGATTATCGGCAAACTGTGCCATTCCTCCGGAAACATTCTTCAATGCTATAGTTACCCGGTTGGTCTCCCTGGCTACATCAATAAGACGGGAAACAAAATTGCTTAATCCTAATCCACCGGCACCAAGTGCGGCAGCAAAGGTTAATACTTGCATCTGTATTGCACGGAGTCCGGCTTTTACCTGGTTTGTGCCCTTCTTGAAGTTTTCAGTAAGAAGGTTTATCGCAATACTGAATGATAATTTACTTGCCATAATAATCTGATTTTTTCGTGTTCATAAAATTCTCAAATCTTTCCATACCCTCATTAATAGCTCTTTCAGCTTCTATCTTAGCTTCTTCCTCTTCCCAAGGGAATATTATCAGATCCTTAGCTCCGTTTTTCATCTTTTTAGCGTCTATATGCGGCATCATGGTAAAGAAGGTCCATAAGCGATTACTCTCCATTTCTTCCTTACGCATCTTCTCGTAAGAACCTATATACATAGGCAAATCACATAACTCCATTTCATTCATGGCGTAATGGGCATCGAGTCCGGACATAATAAGAGTTGAAACAAGTTCGCTAATCATTCCCAATGGAACATTATGATTTGCGAACTCCGCTCCCTCCTGCTTTTTCTGGAACTGAGTAAGGACAGCAATCTCCTTCTCTAAAGCCAATACCATTTCACGAGTTATCCTTCCATTTGACAACGTCTGCCGAAAAGTTTCAAAAGTGTACATCTTCTCAGGGGAAGTACAGATCGCCGTAGTATAAAGGAGTACTTCTAAATCCTCTTGATTAGTATAATCCATCAAAGAGAAAGATTTTCCTCTCATCTGCTCCCATCTTATGATTGCTTTTATTGTTAGCCCTATTTTCATTATTTCATATTAAAAAAAGGCGGCCATCATAGGACCGCCTTTACAAACATTCGTTTATTAGCTATACTGAAGGATCTTCTCCTTACCCTTCTCCCCCTGACACAGTTCCTTCTACTGGCTTCAATGCACCCACTCCCTTAAAAGATGCACTGACAGAAACAATCTGACCGTTATCCGATTTAATAGATAGAGAGGTGATGATAACTTTACCGGTATAGTTTTTTTGTTCGGTATCCTTTGTGTATGTACCGCCAAAATTGTCCTTATCAGTAGCTTTTGCACTTCCGAAAAAGAAATCTAAAGGATCACCTTTAATCTGCTTATCCAGCAGGGTATCAAAGCTCATAGCTCCCTCTTTGCGTGTCAGAAGTGATTCACTGGAAATAGTGAAACTCTTCTTTCCGGAACGAGAACCGGACCAATCACCCATCATTTTGTTTGAGATATCAAGTTCTTCTGTACTGATATCAAGTCCTGCACTTGACCCGAATGCAATCGGATCTTCCCCTACAAAAAGCATTAGCTCACCTCTATCGATGTCTACGCTTGAATCTAACTTTTTATCTGCCATAATTCTAAATTTTAAACAATTGAAAATAATAAGACCTGTATGTATTTCCCGTCTACATAATCTTCTGTAGCATCTTCCAAGTGTATAGTCATATTCGGATCACTAAACTCCCCGTCTAATGCTTCAAAAATCAATAATGCAAGTTGCTTACTCCTGTCATAGTTATCACAAACCGCATTGATATAGACTTCGCATTTTTGGGACGTGTAGGCCATCTTGTTACGTTCGATCATATAGCGATCCCGCTGGTATATGATAAAGTCTCCTGGCGTATCCTGCGGTGCAACAAGGGGATATACCTTTGTACCTACTAATTCCTTAATTTCCGGAGAGTCCAGTAGTATTGCTCTGATTTCTGTTGAAATATTAAATTTTTCTTCTGCTTTTCCCATTATCTACGGTTATTAATACGTTGTATCGCTCTTTCAACCCCTCTGTATAGGGCATCCATTGCCTTGTATTCTTCGCTATTTTTTGCATCCGACCAAAATCTATTAGCTGGCATAATACCTGAATTTCCGGTGATTGGATGTGGCCGCTTTCGTGTACCAAGATCAACAAGGTGCGAATGCGCGCCCCATTTATCGAATCCAGCTAAAGCCCCTAATTTATTACGCTTTACTCTTGTCGTAAAAGAATTCATCAGATGATTAGTCCCCTTACCCGGTCTCTTCAACCTATCACGTAAATTACTTTTTCCTCTCACTCGAAAGACATTCACCGCCGCCTGGAGCCCCGACTTAATAGCCTTGTCTTTCTCGAAAGCTTCCAATTGGTCTACGAGATAAACAACTGCTTCCCTATCTATGAGTTTTACTTGCATCAGGTATTCAATTTTTCAAGGGTAATCACCAATGTATTGTCTCTCTGTAAGTCCACCATCTTGACAGTGTATTCCACCCCCCTATAACTAACACGACTGTTTTCCTTTATCTGTGGATAGTTACGAGTCTGGAACACTATAATTTTTCCAATAAACTGCTCCATAGCATTCACCCCGTCCTGATCCGCAATAGCAGACATCTTTCTACGTGAAGCCCTACAAGTCAGTACCGGTTCATACTTCTGTTCAATTGATCCAGAAGCGGATTGAGCTGCAACCAATTCTTTAAACACCAATATTTCACGTAATAATCCAGCTCTCATTTTGTATGATCCCTATAAAGAGCAGTTAAATATTGAACACCCCGTGGAAGCTCTTTAAGATTAGCAGTAGAAATGCTTTCTCTATTTCCATAATAAGTACCAACGACAAGTAAAATAGCATGTCTGAGTGGAGCAGGAATGGTTGTACCTCCGCCTATCGTTTTAAGATCATCAACGGAGACACATAAATCTTTAGCGATGTTTTCCTCGCCTACTTCTATCAAAGATTCAATGTAAGAGTCATCCTCCGTAAAGGATGGCTCTATATTTAAATGCTGTTTTGCTAATTCCAATGTTATGTACTTTTCCATGATACTATTTCATAGATCCGACAGAGAATGATTCTGAACGAATCATACCCATATTCCAATAAGAATTAACGACCAAACGGACAACACCTTCCAACATACGGGAATACGGGTCTACTTTGATTTCTAAAGCTCCCCATTGACCGATGAAATAATCATTCCAGTTACCAAAGATTATTCCATATTCGTCCTTAGCTGTTTGCAAGCCTTTAGGCAAATTGTTAGTACGCAAAGAACGATAGCCATTCAACATTCCTACCCCGCTTTCTCCAAAAATGAAACCACCGGCACCGGAAGCGTCTTTCACTTTCGTCTTAGCCTTCCCAACCAGAGCCGGATGCATAATATATGCCAAATTACCATACAAAGCATTTTGCAAATCAGCATTCGTTTCCAACTCTACGACCTTCGCCCAATCCATCGTACCGGAAATAGTCGGTACATCTTGAAACAACCCATCGGGTTTGTTATCGTCGTGCGCATGAGTTCCAAAGGCTGTCTGCTCCACTTTTTGAGCGATAGCGGTTGCCAGAGTCTGGCGAATAATAGCTTCAACGGATGTATTCTCCTGAATTAGTAACTGCTCGGAGATATCAACATAGGCAGTCAGACGTTTCGGTTTGTACGCATCCCCTTTAGAAAATTCACCTGCACCATCTTCTGCTTTAACGTTCTCACCTTCCCAGAACACATTCGAGCCGCTATATTTAGGCCAATAGATGTCCCCCTGTAATCCTGTCATGAATCGGGCGCCAGCTTGCACCAACACTAAAGACGACTGCAAAGGCAACAACATTTCTTGTTGCTCCTGATCTATTACAACTCCGGTGGCTGATTCTGTAGCTGCTGTAAATGTGGCGCGTGACTCAACAGGAAGCACAAGTGAAGTCTTGGAGGCTCGCTGAATACCACAACCATTATGGAAATTCGTTGTTGACTCAATTACGGATGCATCAGCCGCATTTTGTTCTTGACCGGATACGTAATTAGCCAATGCTCTACGGAATGAAAATTTCTCTTGCCTGGGCTGTATGTGCGGTTTTCCACTTCCACGGTTCATCATTTCCCGTTCCTCGATTTCAAGCTCGATTTCGGCCCTACGGCGCTGATTTTCTCCCAGCTCTTCTGTTTCTTCTGGCTTAAACTGGCGCTTCTCGGTCTTTGCACCGTTAATAATTTCTTTAGAACGAGTAATCAACTGATTTCTCTCGTCCTTTAACTCTGTGATACTTTTTTCTTTTGCCATACATTTAAATGTTTAATGATTTTTCAATATTTGAGTAGTAAGATTCAGGAATATCTTGTTCCTTTTTTCGTAATTCTTCTTCCTCTAACTCCTTACCTCGCATGTAAACTGAAGTCTTACTATAGGCACCGCTGTAAACCGGGGCAACGTCATATAGATTTCCAATTTTCTCAACTGTTCGTTTCCAATTACCGTCTTTTTGTTTTTCCCATGTGTCTTTTTCCACATCAAAGCAAAAAGAACTTTCTCCGATTTCTCCACGACGTATATTCTCAAGTAATTCGTTACCTAACACTGTGTTAGGAGCTTCAAAGCGATATTTCAACCCTTTGTCATCAACAGAAAGAATCAAAGACCCCTGACCACACTTACTTCTTGCAAGAATTCCACGGCTTTGGTCATGATTCAAAAGTGCAAAAACATCACTTTTTTCCAGAACTCCATCAAGTGCTCCACGCTGTATAACTTCCGTGAAGGATAATCCGTCTGACGGAGTATTGAAAAGTAGCGCATACCCTTCAACAGTGCGTTTACCCTCATCTTCCCCAATCACTTGCATCTGAAAGGAGGTGTTTCTGATTTCTCTTTTTTCGTCCATAATCTTATTTTTATACACTAACCACAGAAGTGTCGGACAAATCCGGACTTTTTAGTGAATCCGGTAGTTTTTCTTTTACCGCATTATCCAGAGTCTGCACGTTCACCTGAACAAATGCCTTATCCCCGTTCTCAATTTTCGGAAGATTGTTTTCCCTACGTACCTCATTCGGAGTTGCTGCCCCAATGACTGACAGATCCTTCCAATAAGCCGCCTGCGCACTCTTATCAGTACGGAGAATAGCTGATGTATCGAATTCTGCAATAATTTTACCGCGCTCGGACAAAAGAAAAACCTTCCGGTTAATCTCCTGCTCAATCTTTGTGATTACAGCAAGAGCGGTATCAGTCAAATATTGTAACTGCGTAGCCTCAACAGTTGAGTAACTCGACTTCGATAAATCAAAAGCCTTGACCGGCGATACAGAGAAGAACCTACAAAGATCAACAACATTGAACTGTCTCGATTCGAGTAACTGCGCATCCTTGGGATTGATAGTAATAGGCTGGTACTTCATATTCCCCTCTAACACCGCGATGCCGTTCGGATGATTGGTAATTCGCTCCTCCCACGTTTCGTAAATCTGATCCTTCTGCGTTTTATCAAGGCGTGATCCCTCAACTGTCAGAACCCCGGACATGCCACCACTCTTGAAAAATCCTGCAGCGTGTTCCTCTGAACTCGTAGCAATGCCAAGAGATTGCCGGGCGTGGGTAAGTGTAGACACACCAATAATCCCATCATAGGAGAAATTCAGCACATGAATCATATCCCTTGGCTCAACAAGCTCCTTGAAACCAACTACCTGATATCGTTTCCTCATAATACCGTTTCGATCCGTAACCCAAACGATTGACACATGGCTTGTCGGCAGATAGATAAGCTGTAACACATTCAGTTTCCCGTCACGTTCAATATATGCATACCCATTGCCTGTTAACAGGACCGAAGCCATTAGTGTCTTGAAGAACACAAACCTTGTCATATCTTCATTAGGCTCCAAGTCCAACAGCTGGTACGCCGGATGCTTTTTAAACTCTCTCTTGAATCCGTCTTTGTCAATTTCATAGGTCTTTAACGGCAGTACCGCCACACTATCAGATATCAAGTCCACACATCGGTATACTGTAGAAAGAAGCATCGGCTTACTACGACTCAGTAAAGGAGCATGCCCACCGGAGTAACTCCATGCCGGAATACGAGATGTCTCCTGCTTTGATGCTTTTCTGATTTCAAATTTATATCCAAATATATTCATCACCCCATAGTCTTAAATTCACGATAGAAATCCTCATCTACAAACGGACAGACATGCTTAAACACCTTTCGTTTATTGTCTAATTCAAAAGATTTATAAACCCCACCTTTCATATAAAAGCTCGTTAAAATTCCGTAAACAGCTTCTTTAGTGTTATCGTTCCAAGCAATAACTAATTTTCCCAAAAGCTTATCTACCCCTGCTTTTTCTCTGCGAATCATATTTATTCCTTCTTTTTTATACTAACCATAAAAGTGTCCGACAACTAATAAAACTCTCCATAACGAGGTGAGGAAAGGTATATACCAAGAGCTTCCAATTTAGCTATTACACCATCTATTTTCTTTTCCTCAAATTGCTTTGATGGCTTTGTATTACCATTACGATCTCGGGCCATGACTACATTACGAAAGCAATGACGATTTATCACGTTATTATCTATCACTGCACGTCCTGATAGCAGTAGACGTTCCATCTCTTTAGTTGGTCGATTAAAATTTCCCAAAGCTTGGCTGAACTCCTCCATCGGTAAACCTTGATCTATAGCATTGATCACAAACTGTGTAGCATTCCAGGCATCATAAGCAATCTTCTGAATGAAAACAATATTACGTATTCTCATGATATCGTTTAGAATATAGTCATAGTCAGTAACATTCCCTGGGGTAATCGTAATCAATCCTTGACGACGCCATTCCCCATATAAGTCTTTAAATCTTTTTTCCTGCAAAGCCGCTTCCGGAAGGTAATACAAGGTTTTAAAATAATATTTGTCTGAAGTAGGAAACATAAAATCTACACAGGTCAAATCACTTGTACTTGAGAGGTCAATGCCAGCATAGCAATCTTTGTCCCTAAATTGCTCAAAATTAAGATTGACAGAAGCATTGAGGATATAGTGATCCGGTATCCAAACTGTTTCCGCATCACACCACATATTGATATTCTTTGTTTTGATTCCAACTTCTTCAGATGGCGAGTTGATGGCCTTCCGTACCTGTTCTCGTAGATATTTAGGTTTTACCGTAACTCCCAAGTTGGGATTGCTTTTTGCCCATGTCTTTTCATCCTTCCAGTCATCTCCTTCATCCAAAGCATAAATCAAAGCAAAAAGAGTGTCATCCTCTTTTAATCCTTTCAGTACTTCAGTACACATTTCCCGAAATTGGTAACACGGGCCTAATTTGTCAAAACCCGCAGTCGTTATAATAACCGACATTGGATCATCACGCATACCCTGCCCGGATTGAAGTACATCTTTTAGTCCAGAATTCTTAGCTGCATGGTATTCATCCAGAAGGAACATTGACGGGTTAGGCCCATCAAGTTTGCTGGAATCAGCAGCCAGCACTTTTAGAAAAGATAGAGTTCTATCGAAATTGATTTGATCACGAAAGGATTCAAGATACCGATGTTTCGGATCAAGACCGGAGACAAAGTTCCGGCACATTTTAAAACTAACTTTTGCTTGTTCCTTACTGTTAGCGGCTAAATAAACCTCAGCTGCTGATTCTCCATCAGCGATTAGATGATAGAGACAAAGTGCTGCCGCAAAAGCTGATTTTCCGTTCTTACGTGCCATCTCGATATATACGGATGAGACTAAACGACACCAGCTACCATCTTCATCCTTCTTGTAGAAACCATATATACTTGCTACAGTAAATTCCTGCCACGGCAAAAGCACAAACGATTTTCCAGCATGACGACCGGTATAATGACGTAACAAAGCGATGAATTCAATAGCATAATCCGCTTTTTCTTCACGAAAGTCAATATCATCTCGTTCAAAAAGAGTATAAAAACGCTCAACGGCCTGCTTTATAAACTCTCCTACCAGAATTTTACCATCCCTAATGTCGGCTGCATACTGATAGTATCCCTTCATCATTTTCCGCGTGTCCCCTTCTTTATGAACTTATCTAAAGGAGACTCTTCTTCTTTATCCGATTTCATAACTTTTATATTTCCACGGCTTTTTATAGTAAGACCATATTCAGTCATGATTTTCATTACCTGAGCATAATTTTTCGTAGCAATATTCTGAGCGGGATTAGCCGCTCTTTCATATTTAATCATAACAACCGGTCCTTCAACGAGCAGTATTTCGGTTGCTTGTAAATACATCTCATAGCTGGTAGCAAGCATACGGATGGCACCTAAGTCAATATTCTGAATAGCCTTTCTTGCATTTAACTCTTTTACTACATCCTTAATGAACTTCTGCGTTTCATCAGATAAATTATCAGGCATTACGAATTTTACCATAATCTGTTTTTCATAGTAACCATTGGAATGTCCGACAATCGGGAATGTTAATAAATTAACAAATTCAAAATTTAAAAAACATCCGTGCGTGTGAAGAAGGGTTGGGCGAGGTATCGAAAGCTAAAATCTATAAAATATTACCCCCTATCCCCTATGTATCATTTGTCAATAGGGATTTCCCTATTTATTCATATTTACATAATCTTTTGTATATAAACAGCGCACATATACAAAAGATTATGTATCTTTGTAGTGTCAGATAAACGTAGTATTAACCATTAATCAAAAGCAGATGAAAGAACTTAATGATCTTGAAAGGATCGAGTTAGAAATCGAGAGGGAAAAGCAGAACCTCCGGGAGTGGAAAAGAAAAGTACAAATATTAGAGATAGAAAAGAAAGATGATGATAAGCGTACTGATTTAATTCTTGAAAGGATATCCGGACTCCTCAAAAGAAAAGAGAATTTAAAAAAGTGATTAACAGCCCCTCTTTAGAGGGGTATTAAAAAGACCATGATATGAGAACTTTAAAAGATGATTTATTAAAAATGGATACTTTACACGGGGAAGAATTAGATGCACACTTGATCGAGATGAAGGCCCTGTACATAAAACCTGAAGAAAAGGAAGCTATCCGAAAACACCTTGATGCGGAACTCAACGCAATAGAAAATAGAGTTGACTCTTTAGATAAAAGTATTACAATCAGAGAGCAGATGAATGAAATCATAGATTTAATCCCGATATCATACATTGCGAAAAATTACTTCGGTAAAAGTCGTGCATGGTTATACCAGCGTATCAACGGATATAGAGTAAGAGGACGTGTATATACACTAAACGACAAGGAAATAGAGACATTCAATAAAGCTCTAAAAGATATTAGTAATAAAATCGGCTCCCTTTCAGTTAGTTAATACTGAATGTTATCTGACACCGCCTTTGTTTGAGTCGTACAAAGGTTTGGGGAATAGTAAACTATTCCCCTTTTTTATTATGGACTTTTTGATGACATTGTTTACATAAGCTCATCAAATTTTCGTAATCATATGCAAGAAATATACGTTGTTCAGGATCATCCGTACTCATGAAAGAAACAATATGATGTATATCTTCCGCAGGTACCACCTTATCTTCTTTTAAACACATCTCACATAAAGGATCAGAAGCAAATTTCCAAGCACGTAACCGACGCCAGCGCTCTGAATTATAGATTTTACGACGTTCAGAATCATATTGATTGTTATTCTTCTGCAGGTTCTTTTGGGGTTTGTAAATAGTCGGCATAAGGTATTGTTTTTATTTGTTTGGCATCTTGGATAGCCTGATATTCAATCATCCGATAACGATATAGGAAATGTTGTATCAGATCGGAATCTGTCTTACAGGTTAGAGACATAGTATCCTGTATTACATATATTACTGTATCTTGAAAGATATCCTCATAGTTACGCGAATCAAAATAACCGGTATTTTCACGGAAACATAGAGCATGTAACTTTTTAAAGTTACGCCCTATGATTTCTGCTATTTCCGGATAATATTTATTCTTTTTGTATCTGTCTCGCATTTACTTTTAAGTTACCAGATTCATCCGTTATCTCATCCATTCCACGAATAATTAACCCCCGGATAATGACGGATATACTTGCACCTGTTTTTTCTGATAGCTCAGTAAGCAGCATCCATGTGCGCTCATTAAATCGAACTGATCTTCTTTTATTTCCCATATGATAATCTTATTTTTATTATTTCTTAATAACGATAGCCATAGTACTTATGGCCGTTCCACTTTTTTTAAATTCCCCTGCTCCGATTTCAAACACCTGTCCGTGCATTTCTTCCAACCAATTCCGAAAATCAATACACTTTTTTTCTGAAGCAAACTTCCAGTGCGGACTGGTAATGGCTGCAAGAATTCCACCTTCTTCCAAGCGTTCATACATAAGTCTTACATGGTCAATATCTTGATTACCGGAAAATGGTGGATTGGCGATAATCTTACTATAGCTTCCAGTGTTATCTTTTGTGAAATCCTCACCAAGCAATATAACATTAGGCATAGAACAGAGAAACTCCCGATTCTCCGGCATCAGTTCATAGCACTCAACCATAACGGAAGGACAAGCCCGGTGAACAGCCCTTATAAGCGAACCACGGCCGGCACTCGGTTCCAAAACTGTATCAGCATCATGTATTCCTCCAACAAGCATAACCAACCAGTCTGCAATATCAGCAGGCGTTTCAAAGAATTGAAAATCTTTTTGCAAATCGCATCGCTTACTGGAAAATCCAACGTAACTGCCCCCCAGTGTCCAATGTAAATTGCCCCCCTGTTT